CCGGCCATGCGCCGAGCCCAACCGGCCTTGCGCCGATCACCAAACACAAGTGGCTTGTGCTACTTGCGTATGGTAAAAAAGAGACACCGGTCTAGTGTCTTTGACATTTTCGGGTACAATCCCGAAAATTACTCCTTAGCCGTTTGGCTCTTGCGACGCCCGTCGTTACTATCTCCCCGGTCGGACCTTTGCGTGTACCGCACTGCTTGGAATGAGCATGTGCACCATGTTGATTTCAATCAGTTGTGGTTTTGCGAAACTCCTCGGAAGGTGCTCGTGAGCTTGAGGGCACTCCCTCTTCAGTTCGTGGGCGCCGCAAGGTCTGCCTATGACACTGCCCTGCAAACTGTTACGAATCCGCTTGCTCGTAACACGATCGAGGGCTATCGAAATAGTGAGTTTGCAGCTGCTAACTCTCGGATCAAGTCGATTTGTCCTTATGCAATTCAGAAGGAAAATGAGGAGTTTGCTCGTGAACTGGCAATTCCTTTTACCAATTCTTCTCCGCACCCTCATCCTCACCCAATCCACGCTGCGTTGCGCAATATATGCCTGAAAGAGGTATTACCCTCGATCATCGTGACAGACTCCACGATCATAGCATGTAAAGAGGAGTATCACAAGATCTTAGTGAACGCATGCCCAAATCATACCATTCAGAATCATTCTCCTATTTATGAACCGAGGGACATTGGCCGGTTCGCGAGTACACTCGAGCCAGGCAAGACGCCGATGGAAATTTTGCGGATCGATACTCCAATGGCGATCGCGTTCGAAAACGGTCACTTTATGCCGGCTCCTGTTTTGCTTCATGCCTTCGACATTTCGTCGAAATTGCGTATGTTCGCAACCGTTTCTATATTCCCTTTCGCTGCATTATTGTCTCGAATTTCTCCTAGTCCCACACTGTACCGCTACTCAATCGATGGTCCTGCTGGCGAGGAGCAATTGTCATACGCACCTGAGTTTGACAAAGCCCTGTGCTATGTCGGACCGATGTCCGTCGCCACTACTTTGTTGGCGAAGACAATTGTGTCGGATGACTATCGAATTGCGTTGCATGGTCAGTTGATTTGGAGTAGTTTGAACACGCATGTTCAATTATGGACCCGTTGGAACTTGCCCGGGCCCACCCATCGCTCTTTTGACTTGCCTGCCGTCATGCCCATTCCAAGAGTTTTCAGGAATCAACCAAATTGCGACATTTTGGTTCCGGTTAAAATATATCGGTCGTTGGTTCGGTATGGCACTGCAATGATAACTGTGAGGGACAAAGATTTCTTTGCGAAGTTGCGCCAGCACACAGAAGTTCTGACTGACAGTGCCTTGCCAACTCCTGCCAGTGACATTCTGGCTCGAGTTTGTGCACACATTGCATTGCAAAGGTTCACCTTGAGCGATCAGTCAAAATTTTACTGGGGTTTCCTGTCGTACTTGCGTTACAAATCGTACGGATCTCTTTACCGACTGACAGTGGGCGCTGTGAAGCGAAAGTGGGTTGATCGATACTACGGGCTAATAGACGAACCCAATCCTATGTTTACCTTTCCTCTCCTCGATCTTCGATGCGAGCCAAAACCAGACGGGTATTGGGGCATGACACCTACCATTCCTGCTGAGTTTCGCGAGAGCAGAATTCACTTTTGCGTTCGGCAGGTTTTGTCTTTCCTTTCACCTCCTAAATCTGTGGCAGGAAAGTTATCAAAGGTGCTAGCTTCCGAGTTGGACGTTGAGCACTTGCCAAGTATGACCAGTCGACATGACCCAAGTTGGGTGCAATTTCAACACAATGTCGATTTGTATAACGTGCTCACTTCGACGAATGTAAAGCAGTGCGGAAAACAGCCGTACTACCGCTCGCCTATTTATGGATCAGCTTTTGATCCTCCCGCTTCTTCTTCTGGGTGGTCGTTTTCCACCCTGCCAGACTCTCTTTCGACTGAATTTGGCGGATCACAGTGCAGTACCGATGCTGGTTGCAATGAGATGGACTGCGACCCGGTGGATGAGAACGAGTACGACGACATGGAAGGTGATCAGTATGAGGAACTGACAAATGAAGTGCATTGGGATTTGAGTGCAGAACGTACCGCTCATTTCCCTCCTGCTCCTTCCACACTCCCCTCGTATCACACGAATGATATGCTAATTCCGGTGGAATCAACCTCGCCCGCTCCTACTTACTTCCCAATTCTGCCTTCGATTCAAGAAGCTGACGTAGCTATGCTTTCCAATCATTCCGAAGATGATCATATGGAGGTGACCCATGTCATTCCTGAACCGCCAATTGTTCTGCCAGCTTTCGAACAAGATCCAGCTGAAGAAGAGGAGTTTGATTATGCTGCCTTAGTAGAGCCAACCGCGCCGGTATTGATGGGCGGTACCACTTCCCCAAATGTTGCTGCGTACCGTGCCATCTGCAATGACAATTTCAACAATGACCGTCGGCGGCCTTACATACCGAAAAGCTTGAAAGGCAATTCTTTATTCGACCGATTGTTTCCTCGATCTGTTGGAAAGCGGCATCGAGCAAATCCTCTCTTTAATTACCTCCGATCACTAAACACCCTACCATACCCATCTGGTGATTGTTTGTTGATTGCTTTATCTCTGGCCTCAAACATTTCCCCATGTGAATTATGGTTTACTTTGGTACGTAAGTGGCCCGCAAATGAGGTGGCTCCTGACCAGCCTTTAGCTCGTCTGAGTGTGAATCACTTGGAAGCCGTAAGCTTGGCTCATGGATTAAATGTACAAGTCCATTCGAAAATTTCCATGGGCCAGGGCAACAAGTTTGGCATAAGCGAAGGACCCTTATTGCATTTGACATTGGAAGATGAGCATTGGTCCGTCGCGCAAGAATCGATTAAAGTAGAGCGATGGGAAAAGAATTTCGAACAGGCTTTGATATTGAGCCCATTGACCTTTGAGATCGTTGCATTGCTTGAATCAAATGGCATAATTTTCCGAGACTGGGTTCCCGAATGGCCAAGAGCCGAGTTGTACGTAAGGTGCTGCGCGGATCGAAGTACTGGTCGCATGCATTTGGACATCCCAGGTGGAGTGGATTCTTTGAAAGCCATGGAGGACGCTGCAAAGATGATGCTGAAGGACCGCCGCTTGCACCGGAAGTTGGCTGTTCTTTGTGGCGATCCCGGCTGCGGCAAGAGTTACCCACTGCAGATGCTTTTGTCCGACAAGCGATATCACAATCAGGACATCATGCAGGTTGTCTTGGCCAGGGTGTTCCATCGGAAAGATTGGGCGGACGCGATGTCTTTCCAAGACCCAGATCGCAATGGAAATGGCACTCAATCTTGGCAATGCGAAACCTTTGAAAAGGCAATTTACGGCCACAATACTCCACAATTTGTGGTCATCGATGAACTCGAGATCTTTCCACCTGGTTACCTCGCTCTGAAGGCTGCTGTGTCACCAGTCACCTCTCATTTTGTTGCCTTATTCGACCCATTTCAGGGTCAATTTCATGAACCGAATGAGTGTCTGCTTAATGCGAATGATGTCATACAAGAATCCAAACATTACGGTGAATATGCAACCTACTTTTACTTGGGATCTCGGCGACCAGGTATTCCGATCGCAACTTTATGCTCAATTCCAACCACGTCTAATCGAAGAGAAGGACTGCGCTTCCGGAAAGACATGATCAAGGATCGAAGCATTCCTACTTACGTGCCTTCCCGCGCTGAGGTTTTACGAAATGACGCCGTCAACAATGTCCCCGCCCAAACCGCAAAGTCATCGATCGGTGCGACGGAGGAGGAGATTCAGATAGTGATCGACGATGTTGTTGTGAGATCGATGGATTCTAGCACATTATACACAGCATTGCTCCGCTCGCGTGGGATAGTGTGGATTATTGAGATGTACCAAGATACCGCTCAAAATCGTCAACGCATTGCTGCAAATGAGCTGTTATCAAAGATACTTGCAATGCGCCATTTACCGCCTGATTCAATTCCACCTCCACACATGACATGTGTGCCAAAACGTATCATCGGTGGCGAAGGAGTGTTCACTGGAAAGTACCGATTCTCACAACCGTTGAAGGACTTCACGAATCTGCATTTAATCCCAGTTGAGAACCACCCGTTTGAACTGCAGGATGAAGTGAGCAAGTACCTGGCCGGCCAAAGTGATGCGCATCAGATCGTCGATCAACTCCGCCTCTACAAGCCACTAGATCCAACATACAAGCGTGGTGATACAAGAAAAGGTCGGAAAGCCAAACCAGCACCCGGTGGTGGCCAACGGCCTGTTCCTTATTGGATGACTGAATTCCCTCAAGTGCAAGCAAATTACGGGATGGTTGAGGAGCCAGCTGCTCTTGAGCCGGTGACCCATGACATGTTACCACCCCCTGACCCAATTCCGACCACGTTGTTACCTAGTTCCGATCGTATCCAGGTTTATGAGAGCTTTGACTCCTTAGTGAAGGAAAGGTTCGAAAGGGAGCTTCAATATCAAAATGAGTGGAGCATTCAATTTCCAGATCTGCCCCTCTTTTCAAGTAAGAAGCATCCAAAAGGCACCTCTCCACTTTTGTACAATCCAATTTCGTTAAACGCATTTCATCGAATGACTCCTTCTGATACAGCTGCTTTTGCGTTGGCCATTAAAACTCGAATTACCTTGGCAGAGCCTGAGGTTAATGCAAAGAAGCTTTTGGAGTTGGGTCCTGATTATGGCAACGAGTTGTACCTTGCATGGTTGAGGGCAATGGGCAATCCGACCCCGGTACCCTGGGATCAGATGGAATTTGAATCTTCGCTTGAACAATTCGAATCAAGGCGTCTAGCTAGGCCGGAACATCTTTCAAAGTCTTCTGCAGATCGCTCTGAACCAGAGTTTTTGGATAAGATTACTGCAAAATCAGAAGTGAAGGCAAAGTTGGACAGTCGCTTCCAAGGCGCGAAGAAGTTGCAGACACTAATGATAAAGTCAGATGCGTACTTGTTCAAACTCGGTGCACTCGGGATTTATTTGCTTACAAAATGGATTTCAATACTCCCTCAGCACATTTATGTTCACTGCCGTCAATCTTTGCAGGAGATGGACCAATGGGTAAAGCGATTTTGGAAGGAAGGGGATTGTCAGTGGTCCGACAAAACTGCGTTTGACAGCGCGCAGGATCACTCTGCACTGCACATGGAAATTCGATGCATGGAGTTCTTTAATGTACCATTTGAGTTCATTGACGCATACACCAAGGATAAGCTCGATACTCGGACTTGGATTGGACACATGGCCATTTTGCGCTTTACTGGGGAGTTGTTCACCTGGTTGTTCAATACTTGGCACACAATCGCCCGAACACACAGTCAGTACTTGATTCCGTATGGTACTCCTCAGATGTACAGCGGTGATGACGAAGCCCATGATGATTTTTAAGTAGAGCGACCTTG